GGCATACGAGATAGGAGTCCGTCTCGTGGGCTCGGAGATGTGTATAAGAGACAGTTATTATACCATTTTATATCTAAGAAGTCAAGCCAGTTCCTCTGGAGGTGGACCAGCTAGTGCATCCCCTACAGCCGATTCTTCATCCAAAGTCTGTTGTCCAGCGTTCATCATACGCTGTGTTTCCATCTGTTCAGCTACTCGGATGTTAGGTTGTACAAGGTTGAACTTCTCAATGTCTAGTAACTCCTCGACTACCTGTGCTACCTTAAGTCCCGAGACATGGACATTAACAGCAGGGTCCTGTCCAACCGCACTATTAAGGAGATTAAGTAGGTTCTGAAACTGATTGGCTTTGGCAGCAAAATGTCTGGCACCAACAGGCCTAATCTTACCACGAGCCGCAAGGTCTTCAGGAGTGATCGTTTCAAACAATGCAGCACCGAACTCATCATCCACGACACGCACAACATCACTAATCTCCATGTTACGTCTAGACAGTTCAAGCATGTCATTCAACAGAGGCTCAAGGAAGTTACGTTCGAAGTAAGCTACCTTGTTGTGGAAGACTCGGCTGGCTGCATTGTCCAGAGTCTGTACTTCAAAGGCAGTCTTCTCCCCTGGTGTACGAATACCCATGGCTTGCCTAGGTGCACCAGCCATCTCTTCCATCTTGTTCTCAAGGATTTGAATCTGCATGTCAGCATTGAGTGCCGTAGTGTCAGGCCTCATTGCATCAACATCGCCATCCTCACCTACAAATATCTTCTGCCCTGGGCCATAGTTGAAGTCTTCTACGAAGCCTCGTACCTTCAGAACTGGGTGTGCAATCAAATCAAATACATCAGCCTTAAGGTTCTCCAGGTGGTCGATGCGGTACTGCATGCCTACCAAGTTGTCGAGTGGACCCATTGCATAAAGATTGTCAGGGCGTAGTCTCCAGCCAGCATGCCTGATAGAGTTACCCCTCCAAGAAGGATTAGGAATATTGCGAATAACCCTCTGGCGATCAACAATCGTAATGATGCGATTCTTGAGTAGCTCATCCTTTTCCACGTCATAGATGTCACCGTGTAGTTCAATAATCTCTACGTAACCTGAGTTATAGTAGTCCACGATGTTACCAAAGCCATCTACTTGGTAGCCTTCAGACTTGTGGAAGTCAGTCACCGACATACCTTGGAAGTTCCTACGAGTGTTGACTACACCCTCGAAGACCTGTTGAAGGTAGCCCCACTCTGGATGATCCTGTATGTCAGCTGCCAGTTCACCTAAGGACTTCATAGCATGGATGAGCTTAGGGGAGTACTCAATGGACTGGGCAGTAGGATTGATTAGGATGTCGTAAGGACTCATGCGTACAGCTTTAGGCCCTACGTAGCCCGGTATGACTTCACCAGTCTCCTCGTCTGTGCGAGTCTCATTGACGTACTCACTGGTCCCGAAGACATTACCGTAGTCGATGTAGTCGTATACCAAGCTACTAACTGTATTGATGAAGTTACTGGTACGTAGCTTGTTCATCATGTAGGCAGCAATAGTCTTACGTTTCTCCTCAGCTTGGGAGTCTTCATCGTCACCTTCCCAGAGCAGCCAGTCATCGTTAGGGAACAATGCAGCCATGTAGTTTGCATGGAGGTTGTCCCGTAGCTGGGTAAGCTTAGGGGTAGTGGTGCTGTTCTTCCAAGGCAAGGTAGCGTTGGTAGTCTTGGTAGTGTCAGTAGCGAAGAGGTAGTTGCGTAGTTCCTTCTTCTCCTCTACCCAAGTACGACGGTACTTCTCATAGTCAAGGAAGCGATTGGTGATTGCCATAGCCAAGGCATCAGGTGTGCCTATGAACTCTTCGAAGTCTTGTGTACGACCAGCCATTTACTTACTCCGATGCCTCTGATTCTGCGTCACCCATACCACCAGCACCAGTGTTACTAGGTTCGCCGTACCCACCAAATGATTCAAGGTCTTGTGCTTGAGCAGCTGCTCGGTTTGCAATGGTAGTAGCAGCTTGATTGTTCTTACTGTCTTGTAGACTCAGACCTTCTAATCCTCTGTCGATAGCAGCAACAGCTTTACCACGCATCTCTCTAGAACCACGTTGAATGTCTTCACCAAACGCCCCTGTCTCTGCGGCTATACTTGCTGCAACACCCAGAGGACTAGCTACCCCCAAGGCACTTACTATGAATGACCCTAAGCTACTTGCTTCACCTGGGGCTGCTCCTGGTGCTAGACCTTGGGAGTCTCCACTGAACTCATCATCTCTTGAGAGCTTAGGTTGAACAGCAGCTGGCTGAGTAATCGAACCACTAAGTTGTTTGACTGGAATCTCTGTAGGTACCACAAACCTATTGGTACTCTGTGGCCCTGAAGCTTCTTCTTTAAATGTACGCTTAGGCATAAGCTACTCCTCCAAATCTATTTGAGTAGACAACATTACTTTTTGCTGTCTGTGAGTGTGCTGACGACCTACTAGGGATTACAGCAATCTCAATTGCACAAGCTAGGGCATCCTTGACATCATCGTGTGGAGGATGCTCTAACATCAGTTCATCTTCGAGTACTTGGCAGTTGCCACCTTGGTAGTGCCACATACTCAAGTTATCGTACCTAGGTTCTAGGACGGCTCTCATACGCTCTTCCTTCGAACCTGAATGTTTGGTAGGGTTATGTTCATCAATGCTTAGGGATAGCCCGTTAGGTTTGATGTAGGAGTTCTTCAGTTCATTGACGATCTGCTTCTGTGCTGCCGTTACTTCTGCCCTGAGCTTCCTGAAGTCCCACTTAACATGCATTCGTAGAATAGCATCGTAGTAGTCCCTAATCCTGTCAGTCTTAAACCTTTCGATATCCAAGACATAATAGTTTCCATATGCGTCTACTCCAATTACAACGATAGCTGTACTATCTGCTTTCTTACCTAGGCTAAATGCAAAGTCAATAGCTGCACAGACATTCAACCTGTTACCTTTGAAGAACCACTTACCCATGCTACGAGTCAGGTGAGACTTGTCGTAGTACTGGAACTTGTCTACACCGATGCCTAGGCCATCCGGGTTGTTTGGGTTGTTGTAGTACTGTGCAAAGAACTGTGTCTTGTCCAAGTACTTGCCACGCTTCTGTGCTAGAATCTTACGATCAAAGCCGAACCACCTACCATCTGAGCGTTGCTGCCTAGGCCAACAGAACTCACCTGTGCCATCTCCCCTGTCTTCTACTTGCTTCTCAAACTTCTCGTACAGTGGCTCGAAGTCAATGTGTGCACCTTCCTCATCGTAGATGTCTTCCTGCATTTCAATCAAATCATTGTACAGGTCCTTGGCATGGTAGCGAGTACCTACTACCCACTCCTGAGCTTCTGCACCTTCAACTGAACTTAACAGGGAGTACTGTGACTTAACCTTTGAACGACCCTCATCAGTGTAAGCATTCTCGTAGACTACTGCATCATCCATGACTGCTACATCACAGTGCAGTCCAGTGATGCTGGTAGTCAAGCCAGCAATGAACACACTGGGATCACGAACACCCTCAGTCTTCCTCAGTGGGTGGTCTAGGGAGATTTCTGAGTTAGTCCACTTCTCACGTTTACCTTCCTCAGGGTTGATGTGATCTGGCCAGTACCTCTGATGTATCTTACTAGTCAGGATGTCCTTGATGAACTTCAGCTGCTTCTCAGCTAGGTTGGCTGTACTGGAGATGTAGAGTACACGGTGGTCAGGGTGTTTGGTTAGGTGCCAAGCTACTCGGTAGGCTACCATACGAGACTTCTGATGATCACGAGGAAGCAGTGTGAGTTGGAACTGCTTAGCGTCCTGTCTAGTCCACCACTGGCATAGCTCTTGGTGTACAGACCCTAGGACAGTCTGTGGAGCTATGAGTTTGATGAAGGTGACTAGGTCAGCCTCAGCAGCTTCTCGTATGTCATCGTGGGTTAAGGTCAAGTTACTTCTTACGCTTCTTGTTGATGTCAGATACAGTGGGTTTCTTAACAAGCTTAGAAGATGTTAGAGCTTTCTTACGAACAGCTTTAACTGCGTTGGACTGCCTCTTAGACTTATGCTTCTTGGCACTGACTTGGCTGGCCTTACTGATCTTGATAGGCATACTACTTACCCCCTTCAATCACACTTAGTCCAATACGCTCAGCATCTTCAGAGAACTCACTGTCCAGCTTAGCTGCAATCTTACGTTCACGTTCTACTTCTTCCTTGCTAGGACGGCCACGCTTTGATGCAGTACCTTTCCAGTCAGCATTGGCTAAGAACTTAGCTGCATTGAACTTAGACTTACCACCTTGAGCTTCTAGGATAACCTCTTGGATACCTTCCGAACGAAGCTTGAGTTCTAGCTCTAATGGCCAATCTTCAAGGTATGGTCCGATAGCTTTAGAGGCTTTGATCTTCAACCATTGCTTCCAATTACCGAAAGCCTCTAGGGCGAACTGGTATTCAGTTGGATCAGCTACCTCAAGGTATAGTTGCTTCAAGCTTGGGAGTTCATTGGCAGGGTCTTCATCCTTGAGAGTCCAGAGAGGCTTAACATCTTTTATGTAGAACTCACGGAACAAAGACTGAGTGCGGTAGCGTCCTACAACATCCTTTAAGAATTCTTTGTGTTCTGGGTAGCGCATACAACACACCTCACTGTTTTATCTTTCTACCTATTATTATACCAGAATAAGAAACAGAAGTCAAGGTTCAAGATATACGAACAAACAAAGAGGGATTCGAACTACCTATTCAGTTACTCCTTAGTTATATAGGTTAAGAGTTAAGTAGAATATAATTAACAGTTACTCTGAAGAGCTATATAGTCTAAGGAGTCTCATCAGAAGCTATTCAGATGCTATATAGTCTGTCTCTTATACACATCTGACGCTGCCGACGATCTTACGC